TTGAAATCATTTCCCGACGATGTGTTAATCAATGGGAAACTGGTCAGGCTGGTGCATCGTCGCCACGCATAAGCAAAGCTGTTTTGTGCACCATAATCCTCAACCGCCCCTTTGGTGACAAAGTAGGATTTTCGTTCAGCGATCTGAGTCTCGCTCAATTCGTAGTCGAAAAGATAGAGCGCGACCAGATCGTTGGAAAAAAAGTAATTGTCGGAAATCTTATTGCCGCTGAAATCATGCGTGCCAGCCGCAAGATTAAGATTGGCAGCGTAGCTACCTTTTTTGGTAGCAAAGAAAACCGTGCCATTTGTGATCGGGTCGGCCAGTGTGAACGACATGCGGTCATCGCTGCCGTCGAATCTGGCAAATGGCCCACCGTTGGCGGCATCGTAGGCGATGGGTTGGTGATTGGCAGTGGTCTGGGTCGCGTCGATGCTGTTGGCGGTCAGATCGTCAAGAGTCGCGATGCCATCGTCTTGCGCTGCGGCCCCCCCCCCTGCTGCCAGCATCGACGACTCGGCCTCGTAGGCGAGGAGGGGGTTGAGGGATAGCGGAGAAAATGAGCCAGGGACATAGAGCCCTGCCTCGTTGTATAGTCCTGCCTGATCGACAAGACCAGCACCACTAAAAAGACCAGATTGGTTTATCAATCCCATATCTAGGATAGCATGATAAATTCAGTTCCCGCAGCGGAAGCCGTGACTCGGATCTTCGCCCCATCGCTATGCGTTCTCAAAATCTTTTGTTCTCCGTCCGCAAGCGGGCCGTTGAATACGGAAACCCAATCTCCGTCTAGTTTCTTTTTTTCAATCGTCAAGTTTCCATCATTGGCTTCGACATGATAAGTCTTCCCCTGGATGATTCCGAATTCTTGCGGGTCCGTATCTGCAAAAGTATATTCCATGATTCTAAAAAGCTTGGTTTGTCAATTTACTAGGTGATGAATAGGTTTCTTTGTTTTATAATCTTTTATCCAATCCGCCAGCTGGTCCCGTCCGAATAGACCGGAACCACGTTTGACCCACTTCCTGCGACAATGGCCCCGAAGTTCCCGGATGCCGCCACGCTGGAATCACTCACCATGCGCCTGATCCCTGCTGTCGTGGCCGCCGGCAGACTGGCCACGGTTACGGCAGGAGTCTCGACGGACACAAAGCGAGCCTCTCCGGTCCTCTCAACGTGCATTGTTTTCGTGGATGCCCCCGAGTCACTGAAGCCCTCAATGAGATACGGAGTGCCCGTTGTCGCCGTGTGAATCAGGCGGAGCGTGTTTCGCGCATTGAATGTCTCGTGAAGTTGGAGGCGGGCCAAGTGTGCAGCATTGGGAAGCGGCCCCATGTAGCCCCGGCCCGCGCTGTCCCACTCGAAAGCCACACCATTGGTTGACGTCCCACTGGTAACAGTATTGTAGAGAAGTTGGAAACCTTGCGGGAGCGTCCCGTCATCCGACGCGACCCGTTTGAAACCCCATGACTTCTCCCCGTCAGACTCCGTGTCGTAGAGGAAATTGAGCGTCAGGTTGCTGTCATCGTTTGATTCGAAATCAAAAATTAAATCTCCGTTGACCCTTTTACCCCCAAAGCGATAACGCTTGGACGCCCCGGTCTGCCCGGTCTTGACAACGTGAAGAGTTCCGTTGGCCGGAGAAAATCCGAAATCCCGACCGAGAACGCCAGCGACGAATTCCCATGCCGCAGTATCCAAGTGAATGGCGTCAGGATCATCCCATCCACGGTCCGCAATCACCTCTTGAGGTAGCACCCGACCAGTCTCGAAAAGAACCAGCCTGTCAGTCGATGCCGCCTTGGCGCGGTAGATCGGGGAGTTGTTTGTTTCTTTGTCCCCGGTGTCGTCCTGTTCGTGTTCCGTGAAGACGAGATGGTCAGCCGTTGCGCTCGATGCATCAACCGTATCCGCAAACGTATCAAAGGCAGCAGTGAGATCCGACGTCGATTCATACCACTGGGAAAGGAACAAATCAGGGTCAACGTCCGCGATGATGTCATTAAAAATTGTCGTATCCCCGAGAATGACGTTCGTGAGGGGATTGCCACCCACTGCCGACTGGCACGAAACAAGACCCTGATGAGCTTTATTTCGGAGAAGAGCACCGATGAGTTCGACGTTCCCGCTGGTCACGGTCAGGCGGAAAATCACACTTCTTTCCGTGAAGTTGTAGGATTTGATCAAAGCCGACGTCGCTCCGTTCGTAGAAACTCCGCTTTCAAGGCTGGTCCACGATGTCCCCTCATCGTTCGAATAATCGATGTCCACCGTCCCCCCTCCAGTCTCCTGGCCAAAGTAAAACGAAACATCCGTGCACTGGAACGGAATCACCTGGTCCCCCGCGAATGGCTCGCCAATGTGCATCACCGCATGATTTTTAATCTGCATGGCCGTGCCGAAGCCCCAAAGATCAGTGCGCCGAGGGTTCCCACTCGATGGGTAGATGATCGTTCCGGAAATCTCTTTATAAATCAGCCGGTCAAATCCAAGACCTGCAACGCTCAGATTGCTGGCAAGAATGTCCTCAAGCCGCGGATAAACACCGAGAACGCCGAGAGAATCCGCGAGATTGAAAACTGTGAAGTGATTGAAGGTCGTCCCCTGCCATGAGGCGTTGTTGAGATCGTAAATCTTCTGGAGACTTCGCGGAAGATTCCGGGGGGATTTCGCCTCTGTAATGACGGTTTCTGATGCATCGGCCTTTAGGCCGAGGGCATTCGAAAGAGGAGTGTTGACGGTCGGGAGATCTGCTGTTCCCGAGTCGGTAAGATCCCCGTATGCGATATTCCCTCCTCCGGTTCCGTCCTCACCCTTCGGCCCCCGGTTGATTACGACAGTCGAAAGCTGTTGGTTCCTGCTGGCCGTTATTACGATTGTTCTAATAGCCACTACGCCGGTTGGGTTTGGGTTACGCTAATCACTAGCTGAATGGTCTCGGACACGTATTCGTTCCCGTCTGGGTCGGTTATTCTTACGTCGTAGAAATAGATCCCTGGTGCCCAGCCTGCGTCTCCTGTGTCGATGGATGCCGTTGCTACTCCATCCGAAATCGTCATTGAGCCCGCTGAAATCTCTGTTCCTCCGGTCTTGCACGAATTCGTGAAGCGGTAGGATGCTGAATAGGTCCCGTCGAGAGTGATAGCGTCCCCGTCAGAGTCTTTAACCGTGACGGATAGATCGTAGGTTTCCCCGTATGCTATGGTGTCCGACGTCATGCGATAATCCAGTTAGTGCCATCACAGAAGACTGGGACCGTATTAGATCCGCCTCCTGCAACGACTGCTGCGAAGTTTCCCGATGCTGCCACATTCGAGTCGTTAACAGTCAGCCTTCTGCCCTCGCTGTCTGCTGCTGCGGGCAGGTCTCCAACTGCGTAAAGCTTGCCTGACACTGGCCTCCATGTTTCGCCATCCCAGTCGTAAAACCTCTCCTCATTCGTAATCGTCCCACGGTCCCCAAGTTGAGGAGCAAGGATGCCGCTTGATGCTGCCAGGGTGATGTCTGAACGACTGGCAGCAGATAACACCAATCCAACAGGGTCTGTCTTGTTAGTTTGAGCTGATTGATAGGTTGCCGTCGGAGTGGCCCCAGGGAAGTTGACGACAAGCTCCCAAACCTTGCCGACTGAGTCATAGTCGAGGTCCATGATAACGCTCTCCGTGGTTGTTACTCCGTAGACAGGAAACCCATTGGTGACACTGGTTTTTGGAATGTCCTCGATGGCGATTGCCGCTGAACTATCCCCGATGATTTCACCGCTGATCGTCATGTTGTCAGGGAACAAGTCGGATGCGCCGCTTCTGATGGGTTGTATTCCCCTGTTCGTGTTCTGTGTGTCCAGCCAGTCGCTAGGCGTAGCTTCGGCGGTCGGTGTGTTCTCCGTCCCCCTGTATACGTCATTGGCGCACCTGAAGGTGAATGTTTTGCAGGAAGTCGGTCCGGTGTCTCCGGTCGCCTCCCATGTGATCTCTGCCATTAGGTCGATGCTGGCGAGATCGTTTGAAGCGTCCGAATCGATCAGGAACAACGCATTTAACGCCGTAGTGTTAAGGCTCGGCGTTGCGGTGTATCGAGGGTCGGAGTCTGGAGATGTGACGCTTGATGCGGCAAAGGTCTCTTCTAAGACAAGCGGGTTATCATCATACTTTCCGCTCTCCTTGATCGCGAAACGGATCGTAGTTGTAGCGTCAAGCCTGGTCGGGACTCCGTTTTGAATAAAGCGAATCGTCAAGGGCAGAGCATCCCCTCTCTTCGCCTGGACAATGTTTAGCTCCCTCCGGTCGTTGGTTGCTCGGACTAATTGCAGGGTTTCCAGCTCAACGTAAAGATCCATCAGGAATCACGGTTTTGTCAAAAATCAGAAACCGGCCCTCGCCCTTGGTTGCCGTTGAGTTTCTCAAGCAAGGATACCATCTGCTCTTGTAGCTTGGTCTGCCTTCGGGACAGGTCTAGTTCGCCATACGCTCCACCTCCTCCTCCGATTCTCTGCATGGATGAAACTGCTAGGTTGGAACTTCGTGAACTGATGTTAAAGAGGTCGTCTTCTGTCTTTCTGACCGCGTCCCGAAGGCCGTCCAAGAGGACCTCGTCAGGACCTTTTTTCCTCATCTTTGCCTTAATTGGCGCGCTTGTTGGCAATTCAGGGAAACCAAAATCAACCGGCTTGACGTCAGTTTTAATCTTTGCTATCTTCTGGTCTAGTTCTTGAATTTCTTCCTCTGCCTCTTCGGTCTTCCTTTTCGACTCATCAAGATCACGAAGGAATTTCAATCGGTCCTTCGACGCTTGGGTCATATTTGGGTTGTAGCGCTCTTGAGCCTCTAGCAGGTCCCTCTCCATTTGATCTCCTTCGGGTCTAAACGGAAGTTTGGGCGCACTCCCCATCGCGAAGCTTGCATCAAAAACCCCTGTCCCCTTTTCAAGGAACTCGTCTATAAACCTGATGTTTTCCCCAATTTCTTCAGTGAGTGATACGAAAGCTTTGCCAACCCCAGCAACAGCTCTCGCGAAGGAGTCCATGTCTGCATTGCTCATGACGTGAACAAGTTCCTGCATTGCGGGGAGAAGCGCGTTTCCAACTGTAATTGATGCTTCTTTAAATTGAGCATCGAGAATCTTTTTCGAGTTTGCCAGGTCATCAAAAGTGTCCTTAAAGTTCCCCTGCTGCCTGATGGTTTGCTCTAAAATTACGTTGTAGGCAGCAATTGCCTTGGTTTGAGCGTCCAGTGCTGACTTGCCATCACTAAGCCCCATCTCAAAAGCCTTGGCCTTTAGTGTGGCCTCCCTGAAATTCACCCCAAGCCTTGAAATAGGTTCAGACTCTCCACGCATGGCGGCAAGTAGCGCGGTAATCGCTTGCTCGTTGGTGACATCGTTAAAACTCCCCATGTCTGCAGCGAGGTCAACCAGGGTGCGTGACATGTTGGCGGCATCGCTATTGGATAATCCAACCGCGTTAAATATGCTCCCAAAGTTCCCCGCTGCTTCCAGTGCTTCAACATTAGCCATGCCGATGCTCTTGGCGGTCTGTTTCGACCATGCTTTGATCATTTTGGCAGAATCCCCGAAGACTGCTTCGGATTTTCCGATCTGCTCATTAAGCGACGAAGCAGAATCGATTGCCTCCGCGAGCATTCCGGGGATTCTCCGTGCTGCCCCTGCTAATCCGTCGAAAAGTTTGTGCCCGATTCTCTCCTGAAATCCCTTTTGGATGCTCTTGGCAATGGACTTTGTTTTCTTCTCAAACGAAGAAAGCTCCCTTTCCGCCCTCTTAGAATCGGCCCCGATGCTGACTTTGAATCCTGCCATGTATTCTCCCCATCAAGTCAAAGCTCGTCGTCATTCATTTGGGCCACGAGGCGGTCTTTCGCCCGGTCGATGTAACCCCCGTTTTTAGGCTCCATTCCCGAGGCCCAAGCTGCACAAGCTGATAGCGCGAAAGCCTGACTCATCGGTAGTTCGTGAATTACAAAGTCCGGCGTCCAAGAATACTGGCGACAAAGGCCACCAATCGTCGCCAGAATCCAGCCAAACGGGTTTTTTTTTGAGCCGTTCTCTCTTTCGGGTTGTGCATCTCTACCCCCGTTTGAAGCGATTGAAGGTAGTGAGCCATGAGCAATGCCGTGAACTTCGGAATCTCGCCAAGCGAAAGAGTCTCGGTGAACTCGATCAACTTGTCTTCAAGTGTTCCGTCTTTAACCTGCTCGGCTAGGTCCTTGCTCTCGCTGGTAAAGGTGTAGAGAGCAAGGGCCGTCTGGTCTGGTCTCCAGTTCTCTAGATCTCCTTTGGAAAGCGGGTGGCCGCAGTTGGCGAGGAAAAGGGAATGCCCCAAGGTGAGAGGGACAAGGGAGCGGTTCCCGATCTTTTTATTTTTAGGGAGGAAGGCGTCTATGACTTCCTGCGGGGTCGCCCCCTCTACTCCCTCTAAAGCCTCTTTTAGCTTCTCGATGCTAGGCATTAGCTCATGTTAGGGTAGTGAGTGACCGTAATGGATACGGTCGTTGTAGAGGTCCCAGCATACGCAATGCTGGCGTCCTCCACGAACGAAAGTCCACTGCTAAGTGCAACCCCGTCAATGTCCGACGCGAAAGTGACCGAATCCCCTTTGGCTGGCAAACTCGGGCTGGCTGCTGTCACCAAGCTGGAAAAAGTGACCGTGTTCTTTTCTCCGTGGTCAACCCTTGAAACAAAGTCTCCATCTTCGTCTGTGATCTCTGTGACGTTGCCGTCAGTGGTGATTTCGAAGTCTTGGACAATGCCAGCAACTAGTGAGTCTGCTGCGGTCTTTCCTGCTGCGGGGATTCCCCATTGAACGGTGGTGCCTGAAACGCTAACGGCCATGACTCTCGTTCAGTGTCAAAAGTTAAGCGGGTGCCGGTGCTGCGATCAGTTCAAAGCCTTGCGCGTGCATCCACTTTGTCTCGTCCCGGCCTGCTTCCATCGTGAGTGGTCGCCAGACTGAGACAAGGAAGCCCCCTGCCGCCAGGTAAGCGGTCACTGCGTCAATGTCGCAAAGCTCATCGAACAATTCAGCAGCGTCCGTTTCTGCTGTGGAGATACTAGTATCGTCGGCATCATGGAAGACCGCGACAACAACGGAGAAGTTCCACAAGATCGCTTGGTTGGCTCCCATGTCTTCCGATTCACCGATGCGGACGATAGCGCACGGCGGGGTCAAGTCTCCGTCATCCTCTTCACCGAGAATGGTGATTCCTCCGTCATATGCTGTCTGAAGGTAGCTTTGAAGTCTTCTGATTATGTTCGTTCTGGTCATCTTCCTTGTCTCCTTTCGGCTTGCTTTGCGTTCCTCTCGATTATCGCTTTCATTGCTTCCTTCATCCCGTGTTCCCGTCTTTCAATGGCTTTTGAAACCCGGCTGGCCATATTCCTCGGCATGTAAGGCATGTTATTAGCCATTGTGATCGTGAGCCCTGATTTAGTGGTTCTGAAATGCACTCCTCCAGGTTTGCCCTGGTGCCTCGTAATCCATGTAGGGGTGTGTCGTTTCGCGGTCTTCAGTTCCCTTGCAGCTCGAAGCCAACCAGCGTTGAGTGTTCCGACATTCTTCTTCTGATGCTTGATGTATTCCCGACGGATCGCGGCCCTTGTCAGAGCCATGTTTTGGCCTGTGCTTCCGGTCCTCACTCGTCCGGTTGACGGTGAGCGAGCAAAGCGATGAATCCTTTTGAGATCCTGAACACTGGTCGCGAAATCCTTGATAACTTTCCGGCCTCGTCCGGTCCCCCATTCGTAACCGCTGTCGATCATCGAATATACCTTGTCGTCAGCCATTCGGACGGTCGGGAAAAGAGAGATGATGTCAGCCGCAACGCTAGCCTCACCTCTCTTTTTTGCTGCTGTTGTGATTCCTCCCCTGTCGCTAATTGATCGCCCCTTCATCTCTCCCGGTGGGGTGTGACCAATCAAGTGAGCGACCATTATCGCAGACTGTTCACGGGTGACCTTGCCCATGCTCTTGCGGGAGACTTTCGAGAACTCCTTCAAAGCGGCGGTCAGGCCGGATGTGTCAACGTGGGTTTCAAACATGATTACGGGGCTTGTTCATACCAATAAAGAGATCCCCCGGTCGTGGTGCATAACACCCAGTTGTTCCCGCTCGCCGGCTCTGTTGTCGGGTATGGGGGGAGAGAAACCCCGCATCCTGCGGTGAAATTAGAGATCCCGTTTGTCGTGACGAGTCCGTCTTCCCATTCCAAAAGCGTTGTTACCGTGGGAGATACGGTGTCGCAGTCGGTCCAAGTGAGCGAGCCGTCTCGGTCATTCCCTTCGACCGTAACGGCGCCAGCCCCATCGTCATTGACGTTAATCTGCGGGTTGGTGTCCCGTTCACAGATTGCAGAAAATTTAATCGAGTCGTTGGCGTCGTCGAATTCGTCCCCGTTGACCTCGTCAACAATAACTTTTCCGAATGTCCGGCCAACAGGCTCGACCTGTTCCAGTGTTCTGAAATCGTATCGATCTGCGCTGCCGTCGAATTCTTTGTGGATGTAGCGAGCCCCTCCAACATTCCTGCCAGTCCACAGCCTCGAATGTTCGATGTCCGATTGTTGGTAATAGTTGAAGACCGGAGCCCCGTCCGTGATCTCAAACTTAAAAAGCTTGATCCAATAAAACCCCGTTGCTCCCGACCCTGCTCCCGACGGTGGCTGATGGTGGTCTGAATCTTGTTCGTCCCCCGCTGTGATTGTGGGAGTGTTAGAGATGTAGCCTTCGTCGTCCGTGTTGTATTCACACGCAACGAATTGACCGGACTCGACTGTTAACTCTGGTCGTGGACGAGTTGACATGGTTGTACCGTCAATCGTCGGCTCGAACTCTGTAACCCCATCGACTCCGACTTGGGTGTTTCGCTGGATCACCCACCCTTCCTGAAGTGTTAGCTTGTATTCCACAGGGTCACTATCGGGGACCTTGCTGCATGAAAGAACCGAGAACGGAGGGGACTGAGTGGGCTTAACCTGCCTTTGTTTTTTTGGCGAAATCGAGACTCCTGATGTTGCAGATTTCTCCATAATCTGCCCCATCCCCGTGGTGGGCTGCACGGTTTCCCCGTTTAGGTAACGACCTAACATTCTCCACTTTTCGGGAGTGATAGGGCCTTGAAAGATTGTCTGAAGGTCCATCTTTTTTAGTCGTAGATGTCTGTATCCCAACCATTCCGGCCCGAAAGTTTCCAGACGGTATGGACTTGGTAGATTCCTCCCCTCCTAATGTAAGTCTCCGACCATGCCAGCCAATCACGCCCCGAGATACTCGGTGGAGATCCATTTGGTGTGTCGATGGTTCCTACGTCCCGAATGCCTGAGGGTCTTGACGTTTCAAAGGTGGTCTCCCGCCACTCTGCACCTGGGACAAGATAGGCCTCAACCCCTTGCTTAGTCCCTCCTCCTGGTCCGAACTCTTTAAAAATAGCGTTTGTTTTTTCGCTTTGCCATCCGGTGTCTGGGTCAACGAAGATCGCTCCATTCAACGGGTCAGCTGGGGTCCCCGCAATGGTTGACTCGAAATCTGGGTGCGTCTGAATAGGTTCCTGCGAAAGCGATGTTGCTAGTTCGTAAACCGGTTCGGGAGCCTCAAAAAGAAACCCCTCGAAAGTATAGCTCACAGTCCAGTAACCGGGTTCTGTTCGTTGTCCACTTCTCCTCTGCAAAAGCATGTTGGAAAAGTCTGGATGTTGCGCAAAATTAGCCAGCATTTCGCCAGGGAATCGAGAGTCAGGAATCTTGACCGTCATCTCGATAGAATCGACTCCGAAACGGTCTGTTTCAAATCTAGCCGAAAGCTGCTCGATCGTCTGGCTGGTCCCGCTTTGACTTGAAGGCATTTAAAAATTGCATGATTGTCAATTTTTGTTAAAAGAAACTTATGGGAATCACTTACTCATGGGAGAACGGTGAACGGGTGCCTTCTCACGATCCTAGATATGAAGGGGAAGAGAACACGATAGATTCTCCAGCCCTTGTCATGATGCGCGCCTTTATCGGCTTTCTGCTGGATTGTCCCGACAAGGAGCTTTCAATCGAGTGCCTTTCTCTCGTGTCTGGTGTCGGTTACAAAGGCAAGTCGATGGCAGACATTGCAAGGGATCACAAAGTCACGAGAGCGACCGTCTCAAGGCGTTGTGTCGATTTGTGTAAGATGTTTGGAATCTCTCCGACCCGCGCGATGAGAAACCCGTCCGGCCAGGTGAACTGCCGGAATGCTCGGGCCAAGTTCCTCCTCAAACTCGTAAAGGACGAAATTCAATGAACACAATTACTACCCCTCCAACTGATGTTGGGATGACATTCCAACCTGACTTGCCCTTCGAGGAGTGGTCGGAGATTGGGAAGAGATTTGGAGAAGCAACAAAGCGTTTTAGCTGGGCTCTTGGAGATTGGTTGGTTTACGGGAATTCCAATTTCAAGCAAAAGGTTTCTACCAAGCTTTTGATCGAGGCCGAAAAGGTTACCGGAGTCGATAGACAATCACTCCTCTCGTTCGCGACTGTCTGCCGTCGAATCCCGATGGAGAAGAGGGTCCCCCATCTCAGCTTCGAGCATCACCAAGCGATCTCGACGATCTCGAACGAGGAACGACGGGACTCCTGGCTGAAGTTTGTTTCTGCTGCCGATTCCCCGCCGTCCAAAAAGCTTCTGAAGCTCTCGATTTCTTGCTCTCCCGATGATCCCAAGATCATCACAGCGGAGGAATATGAGAGCAGGTCAAAGGGGTTTCGCAGGAAAAACTATTCGCCTCACCTTCGAAGACTGTTCTCGGTCCTGCAAGAAACTGTGCCGGACATGGATGACGACGAAATTGACGCTGTTCTTGCCGATACCCGGCCCCTTGTTCGCTTGCTGGACAAGCTTACCGCTTGGCGGGACGGCAGGTGATCTCTCCAACCAGAGCCCCAGGCTGGAAACCTAGCCGAGAGACTTTGAAGTTTCTTGAACGGTAAACAACGGGGTTTCCGATGGCAGGAATAGTGGAGAGGTCTGAAATGAGGAACTTCACTTCGATGTCAGACTCGTCAGCGAATCCACCTTCCATCAGTTCCCGCGCGAATTGAGACTCGCTCACGGTCGCGGTGATGCTTTCCCCGTTGATCGTAATCGAGACCCCGAAGTGTTCCCGGTGCTCAAGGAATGCTTCGCTGAAGCTATTAGCTGCCTCGGTCTGCATTACTTGGCCTTTTTCTTAGCTGATTTTTTCGCAGCCTTCTTCTTTGGGGCAGGGGTCGCCTCTCCTTGCTCTTTGACGGCAACCGTTTCGTGTTTATCCCGGTGATAAATTTGAGCGCGGCCACTCGTCAGAAGCTCGGCAGCAAGAAGATTATCCACGTTCTCAAGGACAACACCCTTTTCGACGGGTTCCCCCTTAACGAAGCAATTAGAGGTGATCAGAATGTTTTTCATGGTTATGGGAGGTAGTCAAAAAGGGCGCGGAGTCTCCCCCGCGCCCTTGAACCGATTATGACAAACGATTGTTTATGCTCCCAGTGCGTCGAGCATGGCAGCAAAGGATTTCGGACGCTGCACGCCGCCGTCGTAGTAAGTTTCACCCACAAGGCGATACTTGCCTTGAGTGGCAAGAGTGGCGTCGGTCATGAGGTCGAGCATCAGCCCGGACCAGTAACCGATGAAGTAATCCGCGAAGTTTCCGAAGAAGATCGCAGAGCAAACCCCAGTAGAGCTTCCCTTGTCGAGAGTCCGGCTGACTGCGTTGGTAAACGCTGCCTTGTAACCGTTCAGCTCGATGTCGCTGTTCGGGACGTTCGGGGGAATGATGAACGAGCCTTCAACACCGGAGGACTGAAGAGGGGTCTCTTTGAGCTTCTTCTTAATTTCTCCGTTGGTGATGTAGCAGAGAGATCCGCTGAGTGCGTTGGCTGCGTCAACTGCTTCCTCCAGGTCAACGATGTCAGCCCAGTCCGGTGCTGCTCCGTTGGTTCCACCTGCAACGCTTCCGATGCCGGAAGTTCCAGCGATGCCCTCGGCCTCGTTGGTTCCCGATCCGTGGAAGAATGCTGCTTCCTGAACGGCGAGCATCTGGGCGGTAACGTGGTTGCGGACGACGGCCTCGATAGCGGACGAAGACTGCATGATCAACTGCTTCGAGATATTGACGTAACCGGGAAGGCGGTTAGGAGTCAAGTTGAGGTCGGCAGTGGTCGGCGTGATCTCGTCGGCTGCTGCGTTCTCGGCCTTGCCTGCTGGGTCGCTACCGGCTGCAAGTCGTGGGATGTCAAGGTTACCAGTCAATCCAGTGAGGACGGTCGCGCCATTCTGAGCAATCACAGAAGCGTTGAAGAAGTCATCGAGAAGACCTGCCTTTTCAGTGGCAACGGTCATTCCTCCTTGATCTCCTCCGGTTCCTCCGGTCGCGGTGAGGTCACGCTTTACAAAGAAGCCTGGAAGCATGATGCCACGAGCCTCGTTGATTCCCGCTTCCTTGGCTTCGCGGAAACCTTCAGTGACGATCTCTTTCTCAACACCGTCGAGCTTGCCTTCTCCCACGCAAGTGCGAAGAGCTTTGGCAAGGTCAAACCGTGCCACGTCACGCTTCTCACCTTTGGAAAGGTTGTTAGCCGGGGTGTAATCGGTGTGACGAGAGGTGAGAGCCTGGAATGCCTCTGTCTGGAAATCTCCAGCGGAAACTCCACGTTCGATGGCCTTGTTAGCGTCAACGATAAGTCCGCGAGTCTTGGCGGCTTCTGCAATCTCGTTGATTTTCGAGATGCGGGCACGTTCTTGACTGACAGCGTCGTTTCGCTCCTGCTTAACGTCCACAGAGGGACGCTCGTTGATGACCTCCACGGAACGCTTTTCGGTTTCGGGAGCCTTGTTTTCCTGATCTTTGATAGTATCGGACATTTTTCTTTCTCTTGGATTGGATTCCGTCTTGGTGTTTTTCATCGCCCGCCCGACGCCAACGGAGTCATCGAAGGGGATGCTGACGAGGGACAGTTCGAAGGGTTCCCAGTCGGTAGCGGTGACGGCCTCCCGACCTCCATCAAGCTTCTGGACATCCTCCCCGTGAATCATGTAACCGACAGAAACCAACTGTCTGATACCGTCTTTCACGTCCTCGAAAATTTCGTTTGCGCGTGCGCTTCGGGAAAACTTGACGATAGCCCGGCCTTTCCGGTCGTCGTCGATCCACGCTTTTTCAACGACTCCAATCTGGTCGTTTCGGTCGTGTTCCATTAGGAATGCGCCGCCGTTGTTGATTCGCTCCAGCCTTACTGCGCCGGGGTCGTGGCTAAGTGTCTCGGTGCCATACCAACGCTCCCCGGTCATTTCGGAAGAGAAGGCGATTTCAACCGTTCTGTTTTCCTCATCAATCGCTCTCTTCGCGATCTCGGCTGAACGGTGGAATAGATAGTCTTTAGGAATTCCCTTCCGGTGAATCATCATCACCGGCGGAATTGTCAAAAGGCTTGGGCTCGTTCGGGCTCAAAGTCAGATCCATGACTTCTGCAAGGTCCTCATCCTGCTTGGACTTGTCGAAGACCTCGTAAACGTCGTCGCCATTCTCCGCGATAACGTCACGAAGGGGCTTGATTCGGTGCTGAATGGCAAGAATAGCGGCCTCCATGTCCTTCTTGGGATCAACCCATGCCCATCGACGGCCTTTGAAATCGGGCACGTTGAACTTCCAGAATTTATCGAAGGGCAGGCCCAACCGACCAGACATCAGTTCAAAGGTTAGCCACTCTTCAAAGATTGGCTCCAAGACGTGTTCAATCAGGAATCTCTGAACGGCTTTCCATACCTCTCTTTCTTCGAGAACGCCTGCCCGAATACTGGAGTAGTTCACTCCCTCCAGATCATTTGATAGAGCATTATAGCTAATCCCGAGACTAGTAGCAACTCCGCGTAAACATGATTTAACGAAGTCTCCATAGCCTGAATTCGGGTGGTTGTTATCCCATGATTTGAAGTCAACTCCAGTCGGCAGCTCCTCGATGGTGCCTGGAGAAGCGTCAACGGGAAGGTTTCCGTCCTCGTCGATCTCACCGGTCCAACCTTCTGGTGTCTTCTTGGTGAAGAATCCCATTTTGGCTGCTCCGGTTCTGGCTGCGACAAGCTCTGCCTCGGCATAACCGTCGAGCATCCTAAGACGATTCATCGACGAGACGAGCCAGGGGATGCCTCTTGACTGGTCGGCCCTCTCAGTCCTGAACGGGTGCAAGATTTCGTTGGCAGGAATCCTAACTCGCTTTTTGAAGTCTGCCGAAAACTGAGCGTCGCCGGGATGATTCCCGAGCATGTGATACGCGACGGGCTTTCGAAACTGGTCAAACTCGATGCCAAACCGGATTTCGTGACCGTTCGCGAGCGTGTGGAAATAGGACTCGTCGAGCAGATCGGCTTCTAGGACTTGGAGCCTGAGTCCGTCTTGTGTGGTGACTTTTCTGATGATGACCTCTCCGTCTCTGGCGATGGAACGCAGGATGAGCCTTTGAAGGTCTCGAAGTGAGTGTTTCCCTGTGACATCGCAGTTGCCGCGCCTGCCCCACTGCTTCCACGCGTTCTCGATCTTGGTGTTAGCCACCTCGTCAAGCTTTCCGCTGGCCTCTTTGGATCGAACTTGGAGCCCGATACCCTTTTCCCCGACGACGTTGTTTTCAAGGGATCGAAGAAATCCTTTAACCCATTCGTTGTTTCGCTCCAGGTCTCGGGATCGATTCCGCAAGGTGCAAAGGTTCCCCCTAAGTTCTCCGTCTTGGGATAGCCCTGAGGTGACCCAGTCAAGCGTGAGGCGATTCGAGCTAACTGCGTTGAATCTCCGTTTTTTAAGCTCCGGCAATGGTGCTTTTTTTCTGAAAAATGGGAGCTTCATCTAAACTGGATTTTTAGCGTGCGTCGGCTCTTAGCAACTGCCTGCTCTAGCTGGTTAATCTCCATCCGGTATTTGTCCCGAGACTCTTCAAGTTCCTTGATGCTGGCCAAGGTGCGGGACTGGTCGCCAAAAGATGTTGTTGAAGCGGTCTTCTCATAGAGTTTCCCGAGAGTCGTTTCGATCTTGTCAAGGGTGTCGCAAGCGTTTGACAATCTCTGCGCGTCAGTGGTGGCCATTAGTTCCTAGTAAATGTCAAACTTCACCACTCGTTGACCCATCCCCCCCGCTTCTTTGGTGCTGCCTTCTTCTTGGCAGGTTTCTTTTCCTCTTTGGGAGTCAAAATCGTTTTCTTGAGCGTTTCCCAGTTCACCCTAAGCAAGGCTAATGCCCCTGATGCGTAAACTCTTAAATCAAGAGCCTCGTTTCGGGCTTTCGATGGGTTCTCAAAGCGGGAATATGGCACACCGTTTTTATAACGTGTGACCTTTTTCTCGCTGGTTAGCTGCCGAAACCAGTCTTCTTGCCGGTCGTGGGGGAAGTGCATGAATCCGCCTCCCTTTTCTCCAAGAGAGAGCCTAGAATAAACAAGCTCTTTGGCCGTGTCGGTGCCGACCGAGAACAAAAGAGCGCGTTCGGCCCCTTGTTTTGTCGGTCGGTTGACGATTGGGACTCCAGGGCCACCCACACCCTTACAGGCAAAGACTTTCCGAACCTGCCGTGGCTTCGTGTAGCTGTAAACGGTCTTTGTCTTGTGCCCCGAGTCGATAAAGGTGCAGGAAATCGGGATTTCAGAGCCGCTGGGGTGCGTCCATTTGGTTTTTAAGACCTCGTCCAGTTCCTTTTGAACTTCAGGAGTGTTGAAGTCTCCAATGATGATTCGATGGTCCAGGCTCCAGCTTTCTTCTCCTTCTCCCCATCCGACGATCTCGATCTCGACACGGTCTCCCTGAATATCGACGCCAGCGGTCACAAGTAAGCAGTCTTCCGGGAAGTCCCCCCAGTCCTCTCGACGCTGCATAAGTGGCTCCCACTCGATTCCCTCTCCTTCGTCTTCCCATGTTTCCCCGAGGAAAGTGTTGATCCATGTTCTCAAGGCTTCCTTTCCGGCCTTCTTCACCTTGATATTTTCGGCGGCCATCTGGTGAAGTCGGTTTCGGTAGCCTCGTTTGTGCCGGAATAGCGATGCGATGCCAGGAAGGTGGTAGCCTCGAAGCGTTCTTTCGGGATAGGTCGGCACCCATTTCCCATGTCTCACCATCCAAATGCGATCGGCATCGGTCAGTTTTCCTTCGCATCCCTCACAGTTGAGATAAGCGTCTGATCCGTCCTCCTCATCCCATCGGACGTTGGCCCATTTTAAGGTCTGTTCATGGCCACACTTGGGGCACGGGCAAAAATAGCGTCTCTGGTCGCTGGCCTCGAATTCGGTTTCGATTCTACTCCGGCCTTTTACGGTCGGTGTTGATGTCATCACCACGACAGCATTCCAGAAGCTCTCCGTCCGTCTTACGGCAAGTGATACAGGGTCACCCTCGCTTCCTGCTGTGACAGGGTATCGGTCCACCTCATCCATAAAGACAACCCGACGAGGACGGGCCGCGAGTCCTGAAGGGGCGTTCGCTCCGGTAATGGCTAGGTTTCCTCCAGGGAAGGTCTTGTGCAGAATGGTGTTGCCACTCGTCCGGCTTTTCACGTCTGACAGCTTGTCTTTAATCCTTGGCGTATCTCTCGCCATTGGTGCCAGCCTTTCTTTTGACCATGCCTCGCCCATTTCGACGGTCGGTTGCACCATCAGACAAGGGGCTGGGTCAATATCGATGAAATACCCGACCATACAATTCAAAGCTTCGGTCTTACCCAACTGTGCTCCAACCATTAAAATGGTTCCCGTTGTGTCGGGATCGTGGATGGAATCCATCCACTCAACTGCGTAGGGAGTCATTGCGGTTGAATACTTGCCATGAGATGCAGAGGACTCAGAAGAAAGAAAGCGGTATTCGTTTGCCCATTCCGACACCGTCAACCGTGGAGGGGGTTCAAATACCCTAAACCACGATTCCGCGATGTCCTGAACTTGAGCGTTCATTCTCCCCCCCAGTCCTTCTCCCCAAGGGTCAGCAGGTCCCGCAGGCATTGGTCTTTCTCCTCATCCGTCAGAGGGAAGTTCAGAATCTTGATCTTGACCGCGCCCATCACCTTCTGCCCCAGCTTCTTAACCGACGCGACCGGGACCAGCTCCCCCCGTTGCCTAGCGTTCGCTACCTCAAGCTTCTCAGACTCAGCCCTTAGCTTCCGAATCCTTTCCGCTTTTTCATCCCCGCCAAGGTGAGCGTTGATAAGGTCCCGAAGACCATAAAGCAGACCAGGTCCTTTCTTTCCCGTCGATTGGGCTCCGTTTTCATTTAGCTTTTTCGCTATCTCGTGACGGTCTGCCCCAACCAATGCCGAGAACTGACTTGCGGTCAATTCAGGGTTGTCACTAAATGTCGTTTTGCCCTTGCTTGGCATTAACAAACCTTATCGCATCAAGTGGGGGTTCCGCAATACTTATGACTAGTTTTTTGGCGCGA